CTACTTTGAGATAATGTCAGGCATCTTGTTCCTCCATCCACTCCATCAATATTGATTTCCATTCTTCTGGATCACCATCAATTTCAGCTGCATACCATGAAGCATTCTTCGCCAGCCACTCGCACAGCTGATCCAGAGGTACGGCGGGGACGGGAGGAAGTTCGTCCTCTACAAATTCATGCACCGTCATATCTGGGGCGTGAAAACCGTATTTCATCATTCCATCACGAACAGTTTTCCGGCTGACCAGTTCATTTTCCATTTTGTTCGTTCCTCCAATCTGTCAATATATCTCGCCAATGTTCTCTACTTCCGCATCGAACGTCAGAGCGGACACACAAACCATCTTTATAATATCTTTCACATATGTTACAAGACGGACTACATTCATTGATAGAAAGCCATTCGCATAAAACGTCCAAAGGAACGGAATCGTCTGTTGGTTTTGATTGTGTCTCCATGCCTTTTAAAACTCCGACCCGGAATCCCTTTTCAAATGCTTCGCGGATTGATGTATTGACATCACATTTGGCCTTGAAATAATTATCAATAACGATTTTTATTTTTGCTTCACTGATTGCCAATGTCATTCCTCCTTCGGCAATTCAGGGTTCGGCATCCAATGGGTTACGGTACGTTTGGGGTATGCGCACTTTTTTCTTTCGCAGCTCCATTTCCCATCTATCGTATTGTCGTGCCAGACCCTACGAGTACCATCTTCAAACCGTACAACTACACGTACATCTTCGGAACTGGTTGCGAACATTGCAGGTTTCCATTGGTCTGTTCCTTTGAATTTGGCAAAGATGGTTTCTTTTTCAGGAGGCATTTCGTTATTGACACTTATCCACCCATCGTTGATAGGTTCCAACGGCGCTACTTCCCTTTTTAATTCACAAGTGTCGCACCATCGCTCTTGTGCGCATCGGAGAACGTCATGCGCGTCATAAGATAATTTGCTAAGAAGCCCATGCGTAATTTCTGAAACAACAATCTGATACTGCCTCAGTGCATAATCGACGCCTTCCGGTGTAAGTCCATGATTATCAGCAACTTCTTCAAGGGTCATTTCAAGTGCCCTCCTTAATGAAATCCCAAAGTTTATATAAAACGCCTCTAAACTCTTGTGGATTTTTTGGATGCCATATGTTGTGCATTTCAGCGCCATACCAAAATGAATAATCAAGATATATCAGCATTATAATCAAGATTACAATATACGCCATCATTGATCCCACTTCACTTGCTCCCGCTGTTTGTCCGTGGGCCTGGAAGTCCAGCAGCGCCAAGAATATCCGTACCCATCAAACTGACCAATCCCTGAATCGCTTTCAAATCTTCCAAGGTACGCCCACACTAATTCAGGATCGTTGAAATTTTGAATGTATACCGCATCTTTTTGACTTCCGGGTTTACACGCCCACGCCTTAATTTCTTCCAGCGTCATCACCCTGGGTTCCTGCGCTTTCAAAATTGAGAGAGCTGAACGCATCAATGCCTTTACGCATCCGTTATCAGGCCATTCGTCGCACTGGTTTTGGCAATCTCCGCCATTTGTGCAACACTCCAGCCCCTTAATCACCTTTTCCCGCAGATCATCCATTACTTTATTCTCTCCTTCATTGGTCCGTCTGGATAAGCGGACATGCCGCCCTCACAATCATCCAGCTCAAATTCGCAAGTATTGGGATCATAATGTGAGTTAGCATGGCACATCATCCAATATACGGAAATTACCAATGGACACTGGTTACATCGAACCAGACCATCTGCCCCGCGCTGGCTGTATTCCGCACAGATTTTCTTCTGCTCGTCTGTGGATAACATAAACGCTCACCTTACTCTTTGCTGAACAACGACGGATCAGAATACTGCAACGCACCTTGGGAAGGGTCGGCGACCATGACAACGCAGGAGTAATGTGTAAGATAATATTTGCCGTTAATAAGAAGCTGTACTTCATCTCCTTCATCATAGTCCCGCCATTGAGTGATATACCCTTCTACAATATCTTTGTCTCCAAGGCGGATATAACCATAAGTAAATGTCTGTACATCTTTGCCTTCAATAATGCGGTTGCCACTCTTTACGGGAATACAGCCACACAGCCCGAAGCAGAGTACCAGAAGGAGCGTAGCCACCAAAAATTTCTTCATCATTGTCTACCCAACACCTCCAAGATGATTACGACAATACACAAAACAATGAAAGCAATAACGCCGAGTGCGTAATACAATTCTGGGCTCATAATTTCAACTCCATAATGTCATTGTACATAAATCTCATCTTATCCACGCTTCTGTCTGTATGCCAATGCCCGCAGTACCACCGTTTGTAATCCACAGACTCTTCGACGGTGTCCAGCCAATGTTCCATGGTGTCATCGACAGTGGATTGGTCTACGATAGGCAAAAACATATCACGAGGAATATATTTGTACGGACACGTATGTGAGAGGATAATATCGGGCTTATAGTCCTCCACCATCTCAGCCGCTTCTTTCATTTCCCACAATGACATCTGCTCATCTGCAAACCAGCGATACCCTGAGTGCCCCAGCGCCTGCATTTCCAAACGGTAATATTTGTCCGCGCTGTATGCTCCGCTGAGAACGAAGCACTTCATCCAGCTATCACCAGCCAACAATTCGATGCCGCCGTACATTGGGGCGAACAAAAGCGACAGATATTCCTTCTCTGCAAGCACAGAGCCCTTGAGCAGTGGGTGAGCGTCTTCGAGGGCGATGGTGTATAACTTGAGGCTGGGGCGCTGATCATGATTGCCTTTAATCATCAAGAACGAAATAGGCAACGCCGACAAATAGTTCTTGAGCTTCTTGTCTTTATGCGGACCCCAATAGTTGACCCCGTTATCTCCAAGAACGACCAGCAAATCATCCTTCGACGTGTTCCACTTGAGACAGAACTGCTCCACACTTTTGTAATCACCATGCTTGTCACCCGTCAGAAACACATGGCCCATAGTGGTCATCAACTCCTTTCACTACCTATAATGGGAACAAAAAAGAGGGGAGTTTTACGTCCCCTCAGAAATTTTTTCTTTATTTTCTTCGGCAGCGTCTTTGATAGCCGTGAGCCACTTGGAGTAGTCGATGGAGCACTGCTCGCAAAAGATGAAAGAGAATTTCTTTCCGTCCGAAGACCGTACATAATGAGCAGTCATGGGTTCCTTCCGTCCAATTTCATGCTGGCAACGAGTACACTTCATAATAATTTCCTTCCTTTTTCTTTGTTTATTTCTTTCCCGTGGAGCCAAATCCGCCCCGAGACTTTTTGCCCAATGTGTCCACAGCGACAAACGTGACAGGCTCCATTTTTTTCATGATACGGAATTGGGCAATGCGGTCGCCTTTATGGATGATGGTGTCACGAGTTGCGTAAGCGGGGAAGCCCCACACATCATCATCACCGCAATAAGCTTCATCAACCACGCCAACGCTGTTCGTCATCAAGATACCGTAGTTCTTGAAGGTGGAGGAGCGAGGCGCGAGGTGGCCTTCATATCCTGCCGGGAGAAGCATGGAGACCCCGAGGGGAATGATGCGGAACTCTCCCTTCATCATTTCAATGTCTTCTGAGGCGCGGAGGTCAATCCAGTCGCCATGTTTGTCGAGGCCCAACTTTTCCATATCGGGGTCATGATACAAAATCTTAATCGTTTCCATAAAATCCTTTCTCCGCAAAATAATGTATATTGTCTCTCCGCCCACTAACAACTGGGACGATAAACATTTCCAACACGTCATGTTCTAACTCCAGCGGAAGCCACACTTCGTCGGCTTTATATCCGCGCAATGTTTGAAACTGACGGGCAACAATAATAGTTCCATCTTCACACTCGGCATACATCTGTCCAATGCTCGCGTGTATTGTTTTAGTCCCTCCATAATCTTGGGCCAAGGTTTCTACAAACGGAAGGGCTTCATAAGGATTTGCAACAACACAGATAATCACAAAGTGGACCTCTTCAACTACAACTCTTCATTGCGGACGGAAATACCGTATTGTTCAACTTGCCATACTCATCGACATAAAGTTCATCCTGAGCGGCATTATACGTGACTTCATACAGACGGTCATTCTTTCCGTTGTCAATCAGGATAGCTTTCTTATTGCCGAGAACATGAGCGAACCATACCATGTTGATGTCTTCGATGGCATACCGTTCGTTGTGATGTTCTTTGATGCATTTAATCACCGCATTCTTGGCGGCAACTTCAAATTCGTAACTTGTCATTTTTATTCTTTCTTCCTCCAAAACCATGAAGTAATGTCTTCGTATATTGCAGCGCCTTCGTCAGTAAACCCAGTCCGCTTCCACATCCGCTGGTTGGTGGTTGGAGAACTCAGCCCGCCGAGTTCTTTTTTGTAGCTTCCAGTTTTGATATAATCAGGCAGTGGAAAGGAACTCAATTCACTCAAGCTATAAATAGTATCTTGCCCGGAATACAAGCAAACTTTCGGACCGCACGCATGAACATGAGCCATCAGAATCCTCAATGCTTCTGGATCTTGCCCTTCTCCCATGAAACACACACAGGTAATTCCGTCTTGATATGTTTTGATGAGGTGGCGAAGAATCTCTGGAGATAGCTCATCGCCAATGTCGGCCTGAAGCCAAGGCGAGTGACATCCTTCACAGTGGTGCGGACAGTTTGTGATGCTGAGGACAAGACTGATTTCATTAGGAACTTCTTGCGCTGTAATATAATGCCCACAAAACTTTACCATTGCGGCTCCTCCACACGATAACAGTTTTCGCAGTAGATATGCCCATCGTCCGTCTTTACGTAACGGCGCGGTGTCCATTCGTTGCAGCAGGAACATAATACCATCTTGACAATCATGGGTTCTCGGCACTTGGGGCAGACGGGGGCCTCATCGTAATAAGGCCCCGCCATGCCGTAAGTTTCTTTGAGTAGTGCGGGCTGTTCAAACTCAGCACCGCATGAATCACAATAATACATGATTACTCCTCATCGTCGTAGTTGGGAACTTTGATATACAGGCCGCAGATACACTCGCCGTCTTCCTTGTACCATTTGCATGGACATTTACTTTCGGGGGTCTTGGACGGGCGACATGGGCAGTAGCCACCATTATCTTTGAGCCGTTTCTTGAAGTCTTTCAAAAATTCTTTGTCGGGATTCTTAATGGTCTTATACGTCATTCCGCAATACCTCGATTATCATAGTAACGGCGAGCCGCTTCTTTCTTCCGCTCCTCCGACCACTTGGACACCAGCGTCAAATAGCCGATAATACGAGTGGCGTAGTCAAGATTTTCACTTCCGCACTTTGGACACTTCGCAAGTTTATGTTTGCTGATGTGTCCACAGTCGTTGCAGACGGTATTCGGAATATTGAATGTGAAATAGTTACATCCAGTCTTGACAGCGTAACGAAGCAGACGGGCGTACTGATCTTTGGTAAGATGCTCATCCAGGTTCATATGGAGAGCGGAACCACCATCAAGGTACTGAGTAAACTGCTTGCCGTGAAGCTGGAACTTGTCGAGGATGTTCGTGCCCTCATCTTCCACGATGTAGAAGTAGCTGTTGTAACAGTCGCGAGGAACAGCATAGCCATCCTTCTTATCCCACCCATTGAATTTAACGCCCAAATTCTCCGCCGGGACCATTTCGCAATTAAACATAATCTCTTTGATTTTATCGCGTTTATTTAGCTCGTAGATGGGCTTCATCACAGCGTTGACATAATCACGATACAAATTATTGTTGGAAATCTGAATATCCAAATACTCAGCGCCTTCAACCAATCCGTTAATTCCCACTGTGAGATACTGCTTTTCTGGTGAAATGAATCCAGCATCATAAATAGGAATCATGTGCGCGGCTTCCATATCTTTGATGATGGCATTGAAGGCCATAAGATACTTGTGAATTTTTTCAACCTGTTCCGCTACCTCATCAGACAGCTCTGAGAGATTGACACCAATTCGATCCCAGTCATATTTCTTGGCAGTGTTCTGTACCAAACGATTGATGTTGATAGTCATTACACATTTACTGCCCGTGCTTACACCACCAGCGCCGAGCGTATACGAGAATTGGTTTTCTTGTATACCATTCCTAAGGCGACAACAGGATGCGAGGCTGTCCACACTGTCGGAGGTGTAAGTGAAGAAGCTATGTCCTTCAGCATACATCTCTGCAGCAAAATCAGCCCACTCTTTATCGACGAAGTCAGTGCCGTCATTCAAAAGAGACAACGATTCAACAGGAAAGGTTATTACGTTCTTTAAACGTTCCGTATTAAACCACTTCATAAATCTCTTCTGAAGCCAGCTCACTGATTCCCACCGCATACTGTCTCCGTCTGGAAAAACAAAGCCCCCAAACAGTTGTTCAAAATACGGATGGTCGAAATCCTTTATACCCTCGGTTTCCCGATATTTATTAGGGGAGTAGACTATCTCTTCACCCAGGATGTGCAGTCCTGGAGCATGGCACTTCGCAAGTAGGAGTTTCACCTACGAGCTACTTCCTTACGGAATAGTCGTTACACCTTCCCGGAGTTTTCTTCCGAGCTTGGCACGGTATTATCATGCAACATATTGATAATTTCATCGACACGATTTGGAATATCGTCATCATATCGAATTTCATACAAAGGAATATTGTGCGTCAAACAATACTCTTTTTTAAGTTGGTCCGTCTCTTCTCTTTGCATTTTCCCAAAGGATGTATTCCTGGATATTTCTTCAAAATGTTGTTGACCTTGGTATTCGATTAAGCCAATAAGATGGCTGTCATTCATAATAGCAAAATCAAACTTAACTTTATTGCCCTTGGAATTCACACAATCTGAAAAGCAATATTCGCGTTGAAAGACAACATTTTTACTTTTCAAGTATTCTGCAGTTGTTCTCTCACCGTGAGATTTAACGCAACCGCATGATCGCGTGAATCCATCTTTCAAATGAGTGCCTCGTACAACAACAACACAACCACAATCACATTGACATTCCCACATGATTTGATGTTGTCCAGAAGGAAGTGTTTGGTTGGGAGCCCTTCGCAAAACCACGAGCAATCCAAATCTTTGCCCTGTTAAATCTTGTCGAACGGAATGCGAATGCATCATGCACCCACAAGATTTTGTTTTCGACAAATTGCTTCCAAGCACAATCGTTTCGTTTCCGCAGTCACATAAACATTTCCATCTAACCAATTTACCGCTTGGGTATACGGCACTCGGAGCTTGTTCCTAAACAGTTAAATGACCATAACGTTCTCCAGTTCTGTCATGAAAATTATAATTCACTTACAACACCTCTATTACATTTTGACGCAATATGTTGTTTAGACTTTTACCGTTAGCCCCCATTATAGGGACACCCTGCATTTACAGGTTCACCATGTTATCGCAAAATATTGCTATTAAGCGGCCCTGCTTACCAAGGCAACGTTCCAGAAGACACTTTGACTTCCACGGGCGGCGGCGGGCTGGTTCAAAGAATACACGACCTGATTGAAATACCCTTCGATGATATCCTTGATTGTGTTTCCTTGAATGTCTACAACGGTCTCTGGTTTCAGATAGTAGTCATCACCATATTCCTTACGGATGAAATAATCCATATAAGCCAGGAACTCTGGAGTGGCAACAGCCCCGCATAACTGAGCAGATACGGCAAACACCAGATTGATGAAGCCGCCAATGAATGATTTCAGATGTTTTGGAGCAGACGTTGTGCCGCCAATCTTTTTCATTCCATCGAACAAGAACGGATACAATGTGATGCTGGCACAGTAGGGAGTACCAACAGGCATTCCACTTTCGTCATGCCT